TATGAATTTGACAGGTTTAGATACAGCATATTTAATTAATTTTCCACCTACACTAAATACAAAAGTAGAAATTAAAAAAATTGTCACCAAGGAATGTTCTCTGGATTAAATCTACATGATTTTTTTAAATAAATTACAAAGTCTTTTAAATCCTTTTCTGTCTGTATTACATTTAAAATTTGTTCTACAAAGAGATTATACCTATAGTGATTTCCATCATGTACCAACCGATTTTCACGTAAATTCATGACGTGTTTTCCATGTTTTGTGGGTAATAGAATTATGTTAGTACTACAATTCATATCGTACTTATATTTTTTGATAGTTGGGTGTCCCCTAAATTGTTTAGGAATGACGTGATGATCTTCCACCAATCCCTTAAGATTCCATCGTGTCTTGAAAAAATCTCTCGACACGGACCTGTATCTCATACTATACTGAATCATTTTTACATACATGATTGTGTATGTAAAAATGATCCCAACGGGGCTCGAACCCGCGACCTTGGCGTGCCTCATGTGAATACAATTTCACTGTGTATACTTAGTATAAGCACCACGCTCTAACCAACTGAGCTATGGGATCATGGGTCATACAATGTGATCGTAAAACGACCTTTGCGTACAACCGTCGGCTCTATGAAGAGTCGAGCTATCTTGTCTTTTCCTCGTGTCGTACCTTTAAGTTCCTTCGCTGTTTTATCGAGTGTTGCTTCTGATCTAAACACTTCGGTATTACTCGTGTAGGTTTCAACTCCATCTTTCGTTATTACTGTAATAATATTTGGGGGTGAAATTTGTGCACCTATAAAATCGGAATGTCTGTACATTTTTTTAAACATGTCATGTAAGATATATAACGCGAGCATTTTTATTTTGAATCAGCCGTGTCATTTTCGTCTTCGGTCCCTGCGACCGAACCAAAGGATCCGATGTGTGCGTTTGTAGAGTTGGTCATTTTTATATTAATTCGTAGGTATGTACTCCCACTTAAGTGAAAAACATATTTTTTTCCAAATAACATCTTGTTGATGAAGTTTATCTTTTGATTTCAGCAATGGAAAATATTGTAAATAAGAATCCTCACTAAGAAGCTCACAAAATTTATATAAAACGTATGAATAACTTAAAAAGTTTTTTCTTTCTGCGGGGCAATGTTCATTAAAAGGTTTCTGTATATCTTTAAACATTATTCGTAATCGTTCCTCCAACTCCATCGACATTTTTGGTGGATCTATTCCACTCAAAATATTCGAGATGTAAGGCACGTGCTCGTAGAATTTATTCAATTTAAGTTTTTTAAGAAGAGATCGTACACGGGCATGTGTAATCTCGGATAATGACTTAATCTTTATCTTTTTGAACTCGTTTCGAAGTTGTTGTATTACTTCTGGTGGAATTGTCGTCATCTCTTGTGCTTGAAATTGACTCAACCATTCATTGAAATGATTATCCCGTTTATAAGAATAGTTAATGATCTTCTCCGACGTCTCTTGCTCTTCTTTGTATGTTAACTCTTCACTTATAAGTATATCAACAACCATACCACACGAATCACAAACAACATCCGCGGTATTACTGAAATGAAATAAATTACTCTCACGACAATTTGGGCATTTTTCTATAGCCACTCTTTCCGCGGGTCTATCTAAGTTCATCTTTTCTACATCTATGAGATAATCTGTGAATATATCCTTCTTTTGAAGTCCCGCGGTCTCTTTTAATTTGAAAACGTTATCCGTTTTTACTTCACCTATGGTAGTATTCGTATATTGTTTCATGTAAGGTGTACAACTCATCATATAATCCGACATTTCACGTTCATAGATGCTTTTATTATGCGGTTCATCTTCTATGTTTTTCATCCATTCATCTATTTTATTATTATATCGGCTTAAAAAATTACCTTCCATGTATGTTAATGAGATTTATACATTCGTTTTTAATTAACCTAATTTATATTTTTAAAACTTTAGTAAAGAAATTAACATATGTTGACGACTTTACTATAGTCACTGAATGTATAGAGTACGACGTGGATCACACAAAAAGTAAAGATAGTCGCGAACCTTTTTGGATAAATGAAAGAAAGGTTTGGGATTCTGATATAGATGGTTATTACGCGGATGTAGATGTAGCCGACGTGATAAGCGACCCACCCGAATGTGTTAAGAACATTTTAGTGAGAATAAAGTTTTGGTACGGAAACAAAATCTATAAATATTTGACACGTGATATGGATTTCAAATGGCCACCTAAAAGGAAACCAGGTGTTTCATTTCACGTCCCATTGAAAAGTGCGGTATTGATTGATGTATCTGGAAAACCTGTAAAAGATGTGTTGGGAAAGATAATTCGTTATGCGGGACCTCACAACGATTTTTATAGGAATGATATAAAAATCGAAGACATGTTTTGGTATAACCGAGAGACGTATAACGAATATCCAATCATTAAATTGACGAATATTCTGGGAATTGTTAAAAGTGTTAAAGTGGTAGATGGAAAACTCACGGATCTTCAGATACCTTAGTAGCTAAATAAAACTTGAGATCTCCTAAATTTGCGACATTGTATTTAAGAATCAAAAACCTATTTTGTTCTTCTTGCATGATTTGAACTGTTGCACACATACTCGTAGCTTTGGTAAATATATTCATATACCTTAACGAGTATAATCCATAAACTTTTTTACAATTATCTACACATTCAATTTCCGTTTCTTGGTTTGCAAAATCACCCTTACATGCTAATTTCAATTTATTTTCGTATCGTGTAATTTCAATTTCAGTACCTATGTTTGACATATCCCTGCATATGCGCTGAAAATCAACCGATGGCATTGGTGTGTTTGTGGTCATAGTCATATCCGGAACTTCTATTTGATTTTCGTTTATATCAAGAAGTTTTAGTTCGAATTTGGTACAAGTTTTTTTAGATTCATTAAATATCTCTATATTCATATACTCCTTGGAATTAATGCTGATAATGAGTACGTCATTATTTGTTATAGTTTTCAAAAGCTTGTAGACGTTAGTCACGTTAATACCTGTATCTATCTCATTCTCACACTCGTACTCCTCAAAATTTTCAGCTGCTAAGTGCATGTCTATAAGAGAAGTTCTCGCAGTATCTAACGTCACTATATACATCCCATCAGGCTTAAAGTAAATGTTCACGTCGTTAAGAATATCTTTTAACACTTCAAATGTTGATTTGATTGCAGCCGCTTGAATAGTGACTAGCTTCATTCTCAATAAATTTATTTTTAATTCTTTATATCAGTATACGCTTCATTTTTTACATCTTTACTGATTTTCTCCTGTAGTTCCGCTGTCATAGCGGGTTGTAAAGATTGTCCATAACTATCTAAACTAAAAATATCATCCGTACCCTCCCCGTCTAATGTCGTCATTCCAGAAAATCCAAATTCACAGGATTCTAACTCTTGTACTGGAAGTAAAGATTCTAACCACGCTTTTATTTCAGCACCCACTAATAATTTTCCATTCTGGGTCAACATGGTAGGTACACGTGTTATCTTATTCCTAAACTTTGGTGGTATGCCCATGTTATTTATATTGTGAAGATTGACAATCTGTCTCAATGTTTCATGTTTATTAATATAGTTTAATGTTTCCATGCTATGCGAACAATTCGGGCTGAAAATTAACAGGGACATTCTAAAATAATTCCGTAAAAAAAAGATGAAAAAATTACACACTTTTTCTTACGTATATATAAATGAAAGTCGTAGTATTACTTTTCATAGTATTACTCATTCTCATGTTATCCAGAGCGGAGCAGTACGAAACTGCGCGTACTCCTGAGGAGGATCCAAAGCTCAATATGGAGGAATATGTCGTAGACGAAAATTCTAAAGTAGATAAGGATTTACTTCAAAAAATTGTTCTGGAGACTAATAAGTACATAACAGAAAAAACAGGTTTATGTAACTACATCATAGAAACGACGGATATGAAAATTTATTCTCACAAGAAAAACAAAACAAAATTATACAAGTGCACATTCATGAGTGTAAAGGAAGGTGGTTTTTCTTATGGTATGTCTTATACGGTTGAAGTCATAGTAGCTAATAATGAAATAAGTATCATAAACGCAAACAAACAACCCATGGATGTTAAACCTCCAGCTAACTCTTCACCATTCATGAAAGATATACAAGGACATCAATATCTGGCATACGAAGAGATTCGAGATAGTGAGTTAGATTTATTAAAATTATAGTCATACCTAATTGTATGATCAGCGTAAATGATATATCAAAAGTCGTTGACAAAAGGAATCGTATCAAGAAAGAGACGTACGTTAAGTTATACGAACAAGTTACCAGGAAAATAAAGCGTGCGGTTGAAATTAAACAACTCTACGTTGACTTTGAAGTTCCCATGATGGTGTTGGGGTACCCAACTTATGATAGGATAAAAGCGACATCTTACGTCAAGCGTCAGTTAGAATTGGGTGAGTTTAATGTCGCAATCATAGGAGAATTTTTACTACGAATAACATGGAAAATCAAGAAACAGATCCATGATGGGAAAAGTGAAGACGATACCACAGAATTTCCAACCCTCGTAAATCTTAAAAAGTACGCGAACAAGTACAGGGGATTCGCGGGAAAAGGGTGATATTTAAAAGTGTCTACATGATATATGGATAATCTCAATATTCTAGTAGAAGCCAAGCGTGAATACCTAGACCAGCTTTCCATTCTCATGTGCCCAGTTATGATCGACGTATTCGATGTTATGTACCAAGAAGCACATAAACTTTCAAAAGGCCGCAAGGTTCTCATCATGTTTCAGAAACTCTTACAAGATGTTCCAGAGTGGAACGAAACCATGTCTAAAGAACATACCGATAACATAGCTGATAGGTGCGCGTGGTTTAAAGATCTCGTAGCTGCGGTATTTGTCAGTTCGGTGAAAATTTTGTCAGCCGTACGCTTGAGCAAGGACGTTAAGAAACTTTCCGTAAAGTTACCCTCGAATGAAGTTTTTATTCATTCTTGTTATAAAAACGCAGCCAAGGATTTATATAAAAATCCATACATTTTCAGTGAAAATCAGTCTGAATATAATCGTAATGATGAATTATTTGAGCGTTTTAGAATTTGTATCGAAGCGACGGTAAAGGAACTCATACCCGTACAACAAATTCTCCAAACTTATATGAGCACAACTGATGATATTATTGATCCCCAAGATGCCGACCTCGAAACTGACGATGTTGATGAATATGACGAAACCCAACAAAATGGCGAAGCAGAACCGGAAGCGGAAATGGGTGGCGAATATAACCCAACTGGAGAAAGTGAGGGAATGGTAGACGCACCACCTGAAGACTTAGCACCTCCCCCCATGGAAGAACCTATGGAAGAATCACCCATGGAGCAACAACCCCAACCACAAGCTCATTCGCGCCATTTTGAAAATGAATTTAGAACGATTCCACGGGTACAACCAGGACAACCACAAGCTCCACCAGAAGATGAAGATTTGTTTCCAGATGCACCCGATTCGAGAATAAAAAAAGCTAGGTATTAGTATATGGATATAGACGAATATCTACGAGACCCATTTGGAGCCAGTATTGTCGCAGGTGGTTTAACCGCTGGTTATATCCACATGAAGGCTAAATTAAATAACGAAGGAACCCTAACAACTAGCGCATATGCTAAACCCGCCGCATTGGTAATGATTTTAGTGTATTTTATAGTATCGAATGGAATAGGTAAGCGTGAAACCATTTCAACAGACCCGTTTTGATTAACTTAAAGAATATCTACGTATCGTGTATATAATGACCTCGGTTACCGCCTTTAACGACATGATGGGCCAGTTCCTCACTGAACTCTACAAAACCTTCCCAGAAGAGAAGAGTATCAAGAAATACATCGCAGCCTTTGAACTCATGCGATCCGCTAACGGAAAGCTTGTTGTAGAAGGGTTTATGAATGGCGTTTCTCCTCATGTCGGGAAAGTAAACACCCGCGACGAATCATTTTTCCTCGAAAACGCGGATAATATTGAATTTCTCCGCGACATGAACATTAAGGCCTGTTGGCCCAATGCGTCCGAATCCACCAAGGCTGCCATTTGGCAATACCTCCAAACTCTATACATGCTAGGTACGACTATCACCTCGATCCCCCCCGAAACTCTCAGTATGATTGAAAATGTAGCGAAGCAGTGCGCTGATAAGCTTCAGACCGATGGTGAAGAATTGGATGAAGCCCAGATCATGGCTTCTATGCAGGGTCTACTTGGGAATATGTTGAAAAAATAAAAGTTTTATATATAAATGGTATCCGTCTTTAATGATCCAAAACAATTAGTACGTCAAGATAAAATCACGGAATTTTGGCCAGTAAACACACAATCCTCAGCAGACCGGGTTAACGCGAGTGTGAGGTTTATAATTTATGCCACGTGTATATTATACCTCATTCGCCGCGATATTCGAGTATTCGTTCTCGGTGCTACCGGTGTGGGTGTTTTATACGCGATGGAACAAAATAACATGATTAAACATGGTTCCGCGCGTGCGGCTAATGGAAATCCGGGATGTCAACTTCCTACCGCCGATAACCCTATGGCAAACGTTTTACTGTCCGATTAT